ATATGAGAACAATGAAACTTCTTTTGAACAAGCCTATATAAAATATATAGAATACAGAAATGAACTTTTAAAATCAAAAGGAAAGTATGATTATCTAATAATAGATGGACTTTCTGATTTAGATAAACTTTCTGAATATGGTGGAACCATACTTTATATGAACTCTATTATAGGTCAAAACTTTAACAAAAATCCTAAAACTGGCGAAATTTACTCTATAAGTTCTTCAGATTACAGGAGTGTTCTTACATTAGCTAATGGTGGAGGTTATGCTCATACTCGTAGATGGTTTCTAGATCAGATTGATCTATTTAGCCAAATTAGTCCTTATCGTATCTACGCTGCACATATACAAGACAAGTATATAAGCAATAATGGGAAAGAAGAAGTATCTGGTAGTGAAATATCTTTAACAGGTAAACTTAAAAATATCTTTGCATCTAAAGTAACTTCTCTTTGTAAGTTAGTTGCTGAAGATAACAAAAGATTTTTATCTTTTGAGGTAGACTCTGACAATATTATTGCTGGAAGTCGTGCTCCTCATTTATCTGGAAAAATCCTAATAAGTGAAATAAAAGATGGAGAATTAAAGACATATTGGGATAATATTTATAGATAAAATGATTACTTTAAAATTAGACAATAGATAATATCTCAATCAAAATTGACAAATATTACGTTTAATAAATAAAAAACCAACAAAAATAATTAAAATTAAATTAAAAAAATCATGGCAATTAATGTAAATGAAGTAGAAGAAAGTGCATCAATCTTCGAAAAGAAACTCTACACGGGCTATGCTCCTGTACAAATCGTAGCAGTTAATCCCAATAATAAAAGAATAGCTGCTTTATTCAATATCGACGTTGAAAAAATAAAAAATCCTGAGTATGATAAAACAGAAGGAAAGATGCGTCTCGACTTTTGGTATAAAAATCATTCTAGTTGTGATACAGAACTCCTTAACAAATTTAGTCTTTGGGTAAACAATGATACCACTGTAGGTAAGAATAGCGGAAAAACTCAATATATAGATGATTATACAAGAACTGCTTGGGCTGTTGATTTAGCAACTCTAACTATTGACCAACAAGCTAAAGATCCTATATATCGTATAGATTCTAAATCTATTCGTGAAGCAAAGAATGGTGAGGAAGATGTATATGAATTATTAAAAGCTTATGCTAATGCTAGACCAAAAGAAAGACCTTTTGTTTTGGATAGTTGGTTAGCTATTACTAAAGGTGACGTGAAAGAATTATGTGATTTCTTTGATGCCTTTAATTCTAGAGGAGGGGGTATTAAAGTTCCTTTAACTATCCGTGAAGGTAAATATCAATCCGTATTTGTTAAAGGAATTATACATCTAAATTCTCCTATCAATGATTACATCAAGAAGAAATTTATAGGTGAATATGGTTGTAAAGATTTCTATGGAAGTTCTTTTCTTTTGAAAGAATTTATTGACGACGAAAACACATTTACTGACGAAACTGATTACCCACCTTCAAATCCTTCCAGTAACTCTAATAACTCTAGTAGTCTTAGTAGTTCAACTGGCGGATTATTTTAAGGTGTGTTTCATTAATGTAGACAATGGGGGGAGAAACCCCTCATTGTCTTTTATTTTAATCTATTATCTTTAATTTTAATAAAATGAATATTAACGAGATAGAAACTTTTACAACCATTCAGCGAATTTATACTTTAATAGGCCAAGAGAACATAATGAATACTTATTGCCACCCTGTAGTAATAGGAAAACGTTATGTTAATCCTTTTAGAGATGATCGAAATGCTTCATGTTTTTATAAATGGACTAATAAAGGAAACCTATATTTTATTGATTATGCTACTGAACAAGTTTATTTTAGTGCTTTAGATATAGCACAACTTAAAACGGGTTACGGTTTTCCTGATATTCTTTATAAGATAGAGTCAGATTTTCATCTTAATTTCTTAAGAATGGATGAACTTCACAGTTTTAAGTTAACAGAAAAACCCCCAATTGAGATAACTCCAAGCAATATTAAAACAACCATTACTTACTTTAAAACGAGCGACTTTGATTACTGGAAACAGTTTGGAGTTACTCCCGAAACTTTAGATCTTTACGAAGTAAGAAAAGTAAATAAAGCTTGGATTAACAACAAGCTTTGGTATATTAAAAATGATATAGATCCTTGTTATCGTTATCTTGAAAAAGAAAAAATTAAACTTTATCGTCCTATGGCCAATAAAAAGAATAAATTTAGATCTAACTTTACTGATGATATTGTAGAAGGATATGATCAACTCCCCGCATATGGAAACACATTAATTTTAACAAAATCAAAAAAAGATGTAATGTGTTTAAGAGGTCTGGGCTATGATGCCATATCTCCAAGGTCAGAATCTACACCTATAAAAGAAAGTTATATTTTTGATATAAAAGAAAGATTTAAAAATATATATGTCTGGTTTGATAATGATAATATAGGTATTAAATATAGTAAGGATTTGTCAGAAAAATACAATTTTAATCTTATAACTCATCTAAAAAATCTACCAAAAGATCCTTCCGATATATATAAAAATTTAGGAAAAGATGTTTTGGTATCATTATTAAAAGATATATCATCATAAAAAATATATGGACCGGAATGTATCATTCGTTCCGAAGATTTATCAAAGAATTAATCAATTATTTTCAAGAAAATAATAAATAATAATATTAAATATCACAAAAATGAAAGATTCATATTACTTAAGACAACTAAAAATAATTAGAGAGATAGCTCAAACTCTTAAAGAAGATTTAAGAATAACCAGTACTTATGAAGAGACTAAAAATGTTCTTCAAGAAACAATGAGAGAAGTTCTTTCTGATAATAATGCCTTTATTTATTATCAACCAGAAAACTTATCTGCTTTTGTTTTATCAGAAGAAACAACTTTAGATGTTATAGGACTCAATTTTCAAAATCCTAACTGTATTAAAGAGTTTGAAGAACTTTGCAGTTTCTTTTTCAAGATTAGGTTTGGAAAGATAATTTCTAATACCCGTAATAGAGAAATAGTGATAGCTCGTCATCTTATAATAACTTGGTTATGTGAAAACACTTCCTGGAGTCTGAAAACTATAGGAAAATATATGAGAAGAGATCACAGCACTGTTCTACATGCAAAACAAAACATCTATAATCTTATTACTGTAGATAAACCTACTATTGTATTTTGGAATAATTTTAAAGAATATTTAAATGTCTATCATAGAAAACATACTACCGAGCGATTGGGCAAAACTCTTGAAGAATCAGGAGAAGGAGTTGTTGAAAATAGGGAAGCAAATAGCCGACAGGAGAACGAAAGTAAATATATTTCCTAAGCCTGAAGAAGTTTTCAAAGCTTTCTGGATGACTCCTTTAGATAAAGTTAGAGTAGTTTGGATAGGGATGGATCCTTATCCAAACCTCTATAAAGGAGAGCCGGTAGCTTGTGGACTTTCATTTGCTTCAAGAGACCCTAATTATGTACCTCCTTCGCTTCGTATCATTTCACGATGCATTAGTGAAAACTTAGGAGAAGGTAAATTTAATTGGCACACTCTTCCAGGCGAGGGAGTTTTACTTCTTAATGCAGCTTTGACTGTTGAAGAAAAATCACCAGGTTCACACATGAAACTATGGGAAAATTTTACTCTCTCGGTAATCAAAGAGCTTCAACAATATAATACTGGACTAATCTTTGTTCTTCTGGGGAAAGAAGCTCAAAAATTTAAACCGGCTATCAACGACTTTTTTAATTATATCATAGAAAGACCTCATCCTATCACAGAAGTTTATTCAGGAACAAAGTGGCAATACAATAATTTATGGTCTGAAATAGATGATATTTGTTTTAAACTTAACGGAGATAAAATACAATGGCTGAAGCATACAATATAAAAATCGACTCAAAACCTTTTGCCACCAACTTTTGGTACGCAGGAGTAACAGAATTATTAGGGAAAGAATATCCATTTACTACTATGATAGATGATGACGGCAATACTATTCAACTCAGTTGGGTAGATTTTCCTCCGACTGATGATGCCGAAGTTCTTGAAATAATAGAAAACGATATTAAAGGTACCTTCTAATGAAATATTTAGCAATCTGCTACAATTGTGGTAAGTTCTTAGGGGAAACTAAAGAATTCGACGAAAAAGAACTCACAAAAAATATAGGACAAGTATTAAGGCTTGCCTCATTTTCTTTTAAGGAATGCCCAAGATGCGGCTCAGATAAAATTAATCTAAAAAAAGACCAAAATTTCTTTGAAAAAGAAGAAAATAAAACTTAACTTTGTATAATAAAACTAAAAATAATAAAACCTATGCCATTTGCAATTTTTAAAACAGAAAAAGACGGAAAAGTATCCGTAGAAGACATGTTAAACATGTCAGAAACTAACTGGAATGTAGTAAAAAAACCTCTCATAACCCCTGAAGGATGGCAAACAGATTCGTATGGAATCTTTAGAGAAGATACAGGACACTATATTTCCACAGTAGGTAGTCGTTACACTCCTACACAAAATAAAGATCTTTTAGAACTCTTATATCAAGCAGCAGAACATACTCATATAACTATTTCTAGAGGTGGATTTATTTCTAAAGGGAAAAGAATTTTTTATCAACTAGAACTAGGAACCAATAAAATAGGAGCCAGTGAAGTTAAACGATGGTTGACTGCGCTTAATTCACATGATGGACAAACTCCTCTAGGATTCGGAACTACCAATGTAGTTATTGTTTGTCGTAATACTTTTTTTAAAGCTCTCAATGATGTAAATAAAGTGAAGCATACTCCTAGGAGCCATGATAAACTTTCTATAATCGTTCAAACAATGTCAGATGCTTTATTGTCTGAAAATCAATTGATAGTTAAATTTAAAGAGATGAGCGATACTTATGTACCTGCTACTATAGATGATGAATTTTTACGAAATATTCTAGGAGTAAATGAAAATATTCGTAGCGATAATCGTCTTAATTTATTAAAAAGTTCTATTGCTCAGGAGATAAAAATTCATGGTAATTCTCAGTGGGCTATTTTCAATGGAGTAACTAGATTTACTAGTCATTTAGATAATGTTAAAGATCGTTCTCGCAGTATTATGGAAGGTTCAGGCTTCAAGATTAACAATCGTGGCTTAGAGCTTATTTCTGAATTTAAGTCTTATTCTGATACTCTTTAATATTCTTTACTATGGGATTAGACATGTATTTAAAGAAAAATACCTATGTTAAAAACTGGGATCATAATCCTAAAGAACAGCATTCTGAAATCACAGTAAAGCAAAACGGAAAAGATTATTCCTTTATCGACAAAACAAAAATTACTGATATTGTTGAAGAGGTAATGTATTGGCGTAAGTTTAATGCACTTCACAGATGGATAGTTAACAATTGTGCAGGAGGAACAGACGAGTGTCAACCTATTACTGTAGATAAAGAAAGCTTTCTTACTCTCTATGATACCTTAAAACAAATTAATGCTGACAATTCTAAAGCTGAAGAACTTCTTCCTACTACTAGTGGGTTTTTCTTTGGAAGTACAGAATGCGATGAGTATTATTTTGACCAGGTAAGAGACACACTTGACGCTCTCCAACCTATAGTTCGAGAGGTTTCAAACCCTGAAGAGAGTCAAAGTTATCGTGTTGATTTTGTTTATAGAGCTTCTTGGTAATAACTTATTATTTTATTTTTGAAAAAAAGCTACTGAGATTATTCACAGAGATTGCTTAGACATTGATGCCACCATCTGAGTAAAAAGGGGGAGAAGAAATTCTCCTCCTCTTTGCTTTTATGTCGTTTTCTTTATATTTGCATTATATATAAGTATGCTAAACAAGAATATTAAAGCAAAAAAAGTTCCGATAAAAGGACAGGTTATAAAATATAAAGAACAAAAACCTTGTTCACATTGTGGTAAGATGAAACCTTTAGCTAATAAAACTAAGAGGTTATGTGCCACTTGTCTTATTAAACAGAAAAAAGAAAAACAAAAAGCCCGCAAAGAATATAAAAAAAGGATTAAACAAGAAACAGTAACTCAAACTAAGTTAGACCAATTAACATCTTGGTTAATTAGAGCTGCATATCCTATGAAATGTCCTCATTGTAAGATAACTTTGGAGCCTAAAACGTCACAATGTGGTCATTTTGTTGGTAGAACAAGACAATCTACAAGGTATTCTCTAAAAAACTTAGCAGCAATAGATCGCCAATGTAATTTTTATCGCCCAGAACACTCCTACAGCTTAGGAAAATTTTTAGATACTATTTGGGGAGAAGGTACAGCAGATTCTCAAATAGAGTTATCTTTAAAACGGTTAAAATTGTCTAATTACGATAGAGGATTAATATATAAGATCTATAACGAGGCTTTGAAAAAAGTACAAACAACTAATTCTCAAGAAGAAAAGTATAAAATCTTAAAGGAAACCCAAGAACTCTATGAACAAATAATAAATCCTTTGCTTTTTATTTAATAAATTATTAAAAAACCAAAATGAAGTATTTAATTACAAAACAAAAATTACCTTCATCTAATTATGAAACTTGTACTGTAGAACAAAGTTTAACTTATCTTAATAGTTTAGAAGAAATAGCTGTAGACAGTGAAACCTTAGGCTTTGATCCATACACTTGTGCCTTAATTAGTCTTCAGTTAGGTGATGGGATTAATCAATATTTTATTGATGCAACTACTATTGATATACAGAAATATAAATTATTACTTGAATCCAAACTTCTGGTCATGCAAAACGGTAAATTTGATCTTAGATTTCTTTATCATCATCATATTATACCTTCCTATATTTATGACACTTATCTAGCAGAAAGGACTCTTTATCTAGGAATCGACTCACATAAAGCAAGTCTAGAATCTATATGTAAAGAATATTTTGGAATCATTCTTAATAAAAAAGAACGTAAAAATATATCTGCTCGTATTACAGAATCTCTTGTACTTTATGGTTGTAAAGATATAGAACATCTTCTAGAAATTAAAAAGATTCAACAGAAGTCTATTAAAGAAAAAGAACTTGAAATATCTATTGAGTTAGATAATCGTTTTGTAAAAATCTTAGCCTACATTGAGTATTGTGGTATTAAATTGGATGTAAATAAATGGAAAGCCAAAATCGAATTGACTAAAAGAGAAATGACTGACCAGAAAAACTTACTAGATCAGTTTATTCGAGAGAACGACTTAAAAGAATTTGTTAACTTTCAAGGAGACCTTTTTGATCCTGAACTTTCTGTAATTATTAATTGGAACTCTCCCAAGCAGGTTATTCGTTTTTTCAACTTAATAGGAGTTAATACTAAAATTAAAAACGGAGACAAGTATAAAGATACAGTAGAACAAGGACATCTCTTAAAATTTACAAAGAAATTTCCTATAATAAAAACGTACTGCAAATATAAAGAGTGTCAAAAAGACCTAAGTACCTATGGAGAAAACTGGTTTAACTTAATTAATACAGTTAGTGGAAGAGTCCACACTCAGTTCAAGCAGTTGATGAACACCGGTAGACTATCCTCTGGCGGAAAAGACAGAATAATGAAAGTAGAACTACCTAATATGCAAAATATCCCCTCTGATCAAGAAACAAGAAGTTGTTTTGTAGCAGAAAAAGGAAACTTGCTTATAAGCGTAGATTATTCTAGTCAAGAACAAGTAGTTCTAGCTAATCGCTCTATGGATAGAAATCTTCTAGAATTCTACGATAAGGGTCTTGGAGATATGCATTCATTTGTTGCTTCTAAAATGCACAAAGAACTAGAAGAACTTACTTTAAACGAAATTAAGAAAAAACATAAGGATAAAAGACAAGCAGCTAAGATTGCTGGCTTTGCAATCGGTTATGGTGGCTCACCGTCTGCTATAGCAGATCAACTACAAATAAGTGAAGAACAAGCACAAGAAGTTTATAATGGGTACTTTGAAGCTTTCCCAGGACTTAAAGAATATTTTGATAGAACAAAACAAGAAGGACTTAAGAACGGTTACATATTAATCTCTCCTGAGACTGGTAAGAAATGTTATATTGAATATTATGAAGAGTTTTTGGATATTAAGAAAGAATTCAACAAAGAGTTCTGGAATAGATATCGTAATCTAAAAGAAAAAGCACCAAATTCTCCTACTTTTTTAAAAATGAAAGACAAGGTATCTAAGTATTTTACTAAAAAAGGCGAGATAGAAAGAATGTCCCTAAATTATCCCATACAAGGTTCTTCTTCAGAAATTACTAAGTTATCAGCTATTTATTTCTGGGAAGAGTATCTTGTGCCTAATAATTTGCTTTTTGTTGTTAAATTTGTAAACGTAATTCATGATGAGAACCTTATTGAAGCTCCTAAAGAAATTGCTGAGGAAGCTTGTAAAGAGCTTGTTAGATGTATGGAAAAAGCAGGGGAAAAGTTCTGTAAAAGAGTTCCTCTTAAAGCAGAACCAGCTGTTGAAAAATATTGGAAGAAATAAAAATAAAAAACTATTAAAATATGAAAATAACAGTATTAGGAGAGACAGTAGCTATGGAAGGTGTACGTCTTATTAGAAAAGAGGTAAAAGTTTACACAATACGCTATCCTCTAGAAGAAAGTGAGGGAGATTACAGTTTTGAAGAGAAAACTTATCTTCCTTTTAATCTATTAATTAATAAAATAATTAATAAAACCTTTGAAGGAAATGAATTTGATACTTTTGTAGAAGTTGACTTAAATAAATTAATATAAAATGGAATTTAACATAAGTGATTATAGAATAAGAATATCTGAATCTTTAGACTCAATTCACTTTTACATTTATGCAAAAGAGGGAATGTTGTTAGACAGTTATTTAGTTGATAAAATTGATCTTGAAAACCATAAAGGAGTTTCTAGATCAAAGGGTATTAATATTAAAGATATCTCTCCAACCATTCTAAATCTAACTAACACTCGTAAGGATATTAAAGATAAGTAACAATTTAAATTAAGAAGGTATGAAGATAATTTATAAAAATTTATATAATCAAGATATTAACTTTGAACTAGAAGGTAACGAAGTTAAAGTAACCAACATAGAATCTCCTCTTAGAATTAATTGGAATATATTTGGTACTAAAATAGATAGTATAGGTCCTCCGGGGGGTCCTTGGCTACATTTAGGAATGAGATTAGGAATACTAGATACTAGTTTGGGAAATAAAATAATAGATGAAATTAGAATAGAAGAAGACTGTATCATACTCGGAGTTTCTGACAGAAAATAAATAAAAATAAATTAAAATTAAAATTAAAATGATAGAATTAGATTTAATAGAAGATTTTATTGTTTTCCTTAAAGAAAAAGGAAAAATAGAAGAAGCTGAGGAAATGACTAGAGCTTTTAATGATGTAAAAAGCGTACTTTCAGAAGGTATAGATTTAATTGAGAAAGATATAAACTTACATAATAAAGTAGAGAAAATTATCAACTTTAAAGATTTGCCTAAAACAAGTCAAGGTGAATCAATATCAAAGAAAAATAAAGAAGTTATTATGCTTGATGATTGTGAGTTTATCACTTGTGCTATTTTACCTAATAATAATATGCATATAGTAGATATAGAATCTGAGGATATAAAAGATTTACTTGCCGATATGGGACACTTTAGAGTTCATGAAAAACCTATTGGTAAAAGAGAAACTAACTCTATTTACTTTAATAATCAAATTAAAAATAAATATTTAGATTAATATGACTAATTGGTGTTAAAAAGAAAAATGTATGATTAACCGAATCTATATTCCTGGTACTCTACATAGGAAAATAGACGGCAGTGTTGAACTTCAAGGAGACCGAGACTTAATGCAAAGTTATTTCTCTGAACTTCTTGGAATCGATAACTACTGTGATGTGGAGATATGTTTTATACGTAGCCAAGATAAAAAAAGCAATCCCCAGCTTAAATATTTCTTTGGTATCGTACTTCCTATAATTAAACAAGCTTTTGAGGAAATGCAAGGAGAAACTTATTCTAAAGAAGAAATCGTATCCATTCTAAAAGATATGTATTTTTACGAAGACAAGTACTCGCCTGTAAGTGAATCTGTAATAAAGGTTCCAATGAGCCTAGAACATGCAAAAAAATCTGAGGTAACACAATTTATAGATAAGTGTATTATCTTTGCTACTGATATCTTGAATGTAAGAATTCCAGATTCTAATAAATACATAAAAAATGACAGAAAACGCATTTAAATTTGATAAAGATAAACTTCCTTACTATATTGTACTTTGTATCCAATTTCCATCGGCTATTAGAGAAGTTGTAAAACGTAGTAAATACGGACACGATAAATACGAAAGCGAAGATGATTGGGAAAACTGGTTACGTATAGGGGAACAAAGAGGAGTAATAACTTATCAAAACGCTTTAATGAGACACTTTTTCAAGGATGGAAAAGACTCCGAACTAGATCATGATGTAGCTGTAGTATGGAATGCACTAGCTACGCTCGAGTTTAAATTAAGAAAGAATTTATATGATAATAAACAACAATTATTTAGAAAACAGAGCTTTGAACCAATCCCTTCTCAGGAAGATATTGATTCATCCTAGTATATTTCTTAAACGTTTACAGGAACAAGAAGGAAACGAGATATTGGAGGATGATGAACCTTCCGAAAATGTAATAATAGGAGATGCTTGTGATCTTATTCTTACACACGGAGAAAACGAGTTTAATGAAAAATTTATAGTAACTGACTTAATTAAGCCTACAGGACAAGTGGGTGATTACGCATGGCACTTATTCATGACTGGTAGTTCAGAACTATCTTATCAAAAGACTGGTGCAAAAATTAGTCATGATGTACTTAAAACTAAATTTCAAAAAGACGGACAAGACTATTATAATTTCTTATGTAGTAATAGAGGAAAAAAAGTTATAACCTCTGAGCAGTTCTTAAAAATACAAACCGTAGTAGACAGTCTTAAATATAATAATTTTGTTAAGCATTATTTTAGTCAATCAAAAGAAACTGAGAATCTATATCAAGTAGAGCTTAATTTCGATTACAACGGAGAACCCTGTAAAGGTTTAATGGATTTGGTTCATATTAATCACGAAAAGAGAGTAATCTCTCCTGTAGATTTAAAAGTAACTGAAAGTTCTACAGATAATTGGGAATGGCTATTTTGGAAAATGGGATATTATTTCCAAGCAGCTTTTTATATTTATGGATTTAACCAAAATCCACCAGATAAAATTAAGGCTCTTTTAGACAAAGACTACTCTATCGCTCCTTTCTCTTTTGTAGTAGAATCATTTAAATACCCTAATTCTCCTATTGAATATATATGTGATCCTTCTATTATCTTAATAGGAGAACAGGGTGGATTCAAAGGAGATAAGTATTACGAAGGATTTGCTGAAGCAATTAAGCGTTATAAATGGCATGTAGAAACAAATATATGGCATTACCCAATGCATGCATACCTTAATAATGGTAAAAAATGGATAACATTGTAACTAACATGGACAATTATTCTACTAATGTACTTTATTCGTTAGTATTTAAAAAAGGCAGTCTGTCTACTCTAAAGAATGTAGGTCTATTAGGAATCTATATAGATGATTATGGTTCTAGAAAAAAGTATAGAAGATGTATCTTCTTTCACTTTAAACTTAAAAATGAATTCTTAAAGAACTCTAAAGAGGGAATAGCTATCCAAGGATTTATGAAGAATATAGCAGAATTTAAATCCTTCTATGATTTTTATGAAACAGATGAGGGTTTAATGATTGTATTTAAATACAATGTATTATTTATTAAAGATATAAAAACCTTTAAAGAGGGTAAGTTCTCTAAGTTCTCTAGCACATTCCTGCGCCTAGTAAACGATGAATATACTAAAGATACAGAAATAGATCTAAGTAGAGAAATCTATCGATATAAATAAAAGAGAAAACCTTCTTTTATAATAAAGTTAACAGCAATATTACCCTCTAAAACAACATATAACTGTGTTTTAAAATTTACCCCATCCATTTTGATATAGAGGAATAGTTTACTCTAATGATTTATGTTTATCAACCTTATCGAGTAAAATTCTCAATAATTCATTTCTAATAAGACCCGCTCTTGCAGCATTCTTAAAAGCCGAGATAAGTTGGAATAAAATAAAAGGAGCACAAACAGTTTCACTTAACCAGGCAGTTCCTTGAAATCCTTTTTCAATTAAAAGAATACCTGTAAGTAGAAGAACCCAAGTAAAGAGAGTGGTTAAGACTTTTAACCCCCTCTTTGTTTTAAATCCTTCTATTTTTGATCCAGCCCAAATTCCAAAAAAGCCATCAATTAATACTGCAGAAACTACTGCTAAATATTGCTCTGCATTATCAATTCCTAAATTAAAGAAGAAACTACTTAAAAAAGCAAAAAATGTTGTAATAGTGTACAAAATTGTGGTAGTCTTCATATTAAATTTATTGATAATGTTAAAGTTTATTGTTTATTTTAAGTCTATAATTTTAAATAGTACCGGATAAAACTCAGTAGTTTCTATTGTTTCAAGATGTTCGAATTTCAAATCATCACCCCACAATTCAGCGACATTTATTTCTTTCTGTGCGTTCAATAATTCTTGATGTTCTACATTGAATTTATCTAAATTTTTTTTAGAAATTTCAATCATACCATCTTTTTCGTCACCATACTTTTTAAAAAGTTCCTGCCTGGCTCCTTCATAAAGTTTCAACTCTTCGTTTACTACTTTATTTAGTCTTTGTAAGTAGATTTTTGTTTTCAGAGACATTTTTTGTTGCAGTAAACCCTGCAACAATACTTCTGATTCTTGTCCTTGTTTAGCGAGTCCGTTAAGTTCATAATAGACACTAACGATTTCTTGAAGTTTTAAGTTCATATTGATTTTATTTTAAATAGGTTTATTGTTCTTCGTTTGAGTCTTCCTCTGATAATGGAAGATTGTTCCAAGGCAACGGTGGTGTGCTTGTCGTAGGATTTTTTTGTTCCTCAATCTGTGTATCCAAATTAGCATCAATTTCAACAACAGGTAAAAATTCATCACACCACCCATTCACTTGCTGTTGTGTCAAGTCTTTGTAGGAGGTAAAGTTGTCTGGATCAGGTGGTGGAAGGGTAAAGGCCCCGTAGCTCTCAGCAAAGTAAGTTTTATCTTTTACTTGCTCAGTAGCTTGTCTGCGGTAGTGTACGGTGTAAACTACCAAATCTAAATCATCTTCGTGATTTTTTACTTCTAATTGGGAAATAACCCATGTTTTTGTTTTCATTTTTGTATATTTTTATTTATTTTTATCTATTTTTCGATTATTTGTGCAAAAATAGGAAAATTATTATAAAAAAGTTATTTTTGTTATCCTTTTTATTTATTTTGTTTCTTCATAAAATTTTAAGTTCATATTGATTATTTTCCAATCTTTTATGTTTTAGACGAAATAGTGATTTGTTGCAGATTGTCTTCACTATAAATTTTGGCCAACGCATCGAAAACGGTATTTATCAATAACGTTTCAGCAGTTAATGCTTCATAATCACTAACTGATAAATTTAAACCGCTCAGCACGGTATTAAAATCCGCTATGCCTTGCAGGGATGTTTTGCCCTCTGTGTAGGCTTGCAGGCTTGCATAGACGAGCGTTGAAATTTGGGCGGGTATTTCGCCATCTTTTTGACTTTTGACG